TTGTATTCAACATCTTCATTAAATGGAGTTGTGTATGCTCCAACAGGCAACTCCACACCTGTGAATAAGTTATCTGCTTCAGCAAAAGCACCTGTGATTTGATTTACATATAATAAAGTACGTGTTCCTTCTCTTCTGATGTAAACAATACGTGCTTCACCTGAACCTGTGTACACAATGTCATTGACTTCAGGATCATTCACTGTTTCTTCAATCACAAACATTTTCTCAACTTTGTAAACAATCGCATGTTCGCCTGTTAAAAAAGAAGAATCAATGTTCTGTGCAGTGTACTCGCCACCAAATGGTTCTCTGCCATTTGGATATATTGTTGTGTATTTGTTCCATTTCAATTGTAATTTGTCACCTATTGCTGTGCCTGTGAATTGTTCTCTACTGGCTCTGATCAACATGTGTTGAGTTGGCACATTTGGAAATACATGATCACCAATCACAAGGTTTGTTGTGTTAAAGTATTGAAATAAATTTGGATTGTAAGTGGATTCAAAAGCAAAAACATGACTGTCAAAACTGTTGAAGTCCACACTGTCATCTCTGCTGTAAATTGTATTCAATGCCTTCCACAATTGTTCTTTGTACAACACAATTTGATTAACATCGTATGTCACTGTTGGATCGTATGTACCTTCAAAATTAGTTCTAATATTAGAAGCATTAGGCACACCTACCATTAGATGTAAACCATCGTCACTCAATGCCAATGTTCTACCATATTCAACTCCAGTATCAAATGTTTGACTATCGGTGGCAAAAATATTTTCAACAGGAGAATCTATTATTTGTAATAAACTGTATTGTCCTGTTTCTGTGCCTTTTTCGTACACATAAATTTTTCCTTCAGATTCAGTGGGTGCAGAAATGGCAAGCAAAGTGTTGTTGCTGTTGGCACTGATTGACTTACCGAATTGTGTATCTGTATTCTTTGTGTTGCTTATTTCTTGATGTGATTTATAAACAGAATTATTTTTTACCACTGCCCAACGATTAGCATCTGACTCGTCGATCCAAAAAGTGTCATTCTCTTGCAACCCTCTATTGTTAACAATGTTATTGATTTGATCTGCTGATGCAAGTCTGGATTCTGCAAAAGTTAAAATTTGTGCGTCCTCATCATCAGGAACGTCCGGATTAAGTTCCACCAACAATGTGTTCACACTGTTGCTGATCACTTTGCAAATAAATTTTTGTTCTGCAAACACCAAAACAACAAATTCATCATTGGACACACTAATGCCTTGATCTAATGTTATTGTGATATTTGATTCATTCAGTGTAATTTGTGTACTGGTTGCTCCGCTGTTTACAATTTTATACACATTCCACAGTCTATTGTTGTAGCCTGACCAAATGTATTGATCTGCAAAAATATTGTTGGCTTCTAAATTTGCTAGGTCTTTGTATTCGAACACTGTGTGATCCACATCTTCTAGGTCCACATAGCCTGCACTCTGAAGCACAGAACTGTCTATAAACTTTGCTGGAAATGGATTACCATTGTATTCAGCACTTTTTAAGTATACATCATTTTGAGGAATAGTAATACGTAAATCTGTGTTGTTAACATTTGAAGTTTCACTCAATTCAATTGGTTGAGGGTTTAATCTAAAAGCAGATTCGTCTAAAGCAAATTCTACTTCTTGATATGCTTCACTGGCTCCGAACTGTCCTTTACGTATTGCCCATTCTTCATTGAATTCTACACTTTCTTTATCTGCACTGGTCAGTGCTTTAAACAGTTTATCTAAACTGTTGCGTGTTCCTTTTTCTCTAATATATCCTTGATAAAACTTGTATTGACTCACATCATCGTTTATGATATTGGTCAAATAATTTCTAGGTTGGTAACCCATTAAATGCTGTGACATTTTTTGCTGTTCAATGTCAAAATTATCTGTTTCTAAATCATAAAAGTCAGTGAACTGAAGTGCTTTGTAATCAAAATTCGGTATTAATTTTGATTCTGGTCTTTCATCTAATCTAACCCATTTTTTACTGTCAAAATCTGCACTGCCTTCCACTTTGTTTTTTGCAGAGTAATAATACTGTTTGTATTTGATCAATGCTGATGCAGTGTAATTTTTAAAAGGAGTCCAATCTTCAACTGTGGCTTTATCAAACACAAAACCTGGTACACTGCTACTTCCATTCCAATCTGCAGAAATGTATCCAAGCACTTTTAATCTTTCTTGTCTGTACCCTGCTTCGGGTTGATAAATCACATCATTGAACACTGTTGTATTGTTTAATATACACACATGCTCTTTTTGTACTACAGGAATACGAGCAAAATATATTCCATTTACAGTGTTTTTTGTGATCAATTCAAAATGATTATCTTGTCTAACAATTCTTAATTTTTCTTTCTCAATTTTTCTACCGTCTTCTTTTAAAATTTCATATTGACTTCTTAATTCAAACAAATTGTCTGCTGTTGAAAAACTACTGTCTAACACTAATTTAGTAGCGGACGGACTCAAACTAATTACTGAACCTGCTTGCCAGTTTTGTGTACTCCAAAATAAAAATTCTTGTAAACTTAATCTCCAATTGGCAACTTTTTCTAAACGTTCGTCAAATTGATCAAACTTAAAACCTAAACTTTTTAGATAAGCATCATAGCTCAATATAAAATCAGAAACATCTTGTACAGATTTATACACAGTGCCATAAGGAACTTGTTGTACAATATTACTAAAGTTTTTTCTAATTGCTACTGTTACCCCTCCTTCAAGTGGTAAAGTTGCTAATTTTGTAAACTTTGTAGAATCAAATGTTTGTGTTGAAGAATGTGTTTCTGACACAGCATAAAAACTACGATCATATTTTACATATGCAGATTTGACGTAATATTTTTCGGCTTCCCATTCAACAAAATTTGCACTGACACCTCCCACTGTGGTGTTTGGATCTACAGATGTTTTGATTGATGGTAAAATTTTAAATGTTGGATTTAGTCTATCATACCCTCTTACAATGTAACCTGCACCTTGTTTTTCAATTATCAACCCACTGTAAGTGTAGTTGTCTATTGGTGCACTACTGTTAAAAGCAATTGTATAATCTTCTTCAGGTACAAAAACGTTTGTAGATGCAGTGGTTGTTTTGCTGTCTAATTTAATTTTAAATTTTTCTTTAGAAGTATATCCTCTTACTTTGAAACCCAATCTTGGTTCCAAAGAATTTACTAATTGTTTGTATTCTGTGTAATTTTGCAAATCCACAACATTTACATATTCTGCGATGTAGTTGGTCAATCCTGCTGTAGACACTTTGTCTGTATCATTCACTGTGTTAGGAAAAATTAAATTTTTTGTGCTTATTCGATTGTTAGTGTTACTGTAAACCAACTGACCTGCACTATTTTTCTTTATTCTAGATCTATCAAACGCAACTCCCATAAACTTGGCTGGTTTATTCAACAAAAATCCTGTCATTAAAGCAAAAGGATAATTTGAACTTCTACGCCATGCAGTTTCGACTGGTGCTTCATCTCCAAACACAAAACTATTTTTAGTGGGTTCTAACACATATTGTTTTGCAAAATTACTTTCTAATGGACTTAATAAATTTCCCGAACTATCAACAGGTATATGTCCTGTTAGACCAGGTCTTTTAAATTTTTTAACGAACACTGCACTTTTATTTGGCTCCCTAATAACTCCATCTTGTAGGTCTTGCCATAGCACAAGGTTATCACTGGTGTAAGGCGCTGGACCATACACACTTTCCCACCAAGTGGGCTGTTCTGTAAATCCTAACATTTCCCAAGGTGTTATGTGCGGTCTATCAGTGTCATATGCCATTTTGTAAACTGAACGCCAGAATCCTGGCAATACATCACCTGTTGGAGACAACATACTTGAATAATTGAATGTAAAACTGTCTGTATCTGAATGCACATCATTTTCAGTGTAATCAATATTACCCACTAACCTTAGCCAATCAACAAAGTCTGACAAAAGCACATTGTCTAACGATTGCTTGTCGATTCCTGTGGGTCTGTAAAATCCTGGAACATAATCTTTTATGTCAAATATAGATTGATCATATTTTACTTTTATGTTGTTGTATATTCTTTTTTCCAACTCTAACAATAAATCATCTCTGTAATCGTCATACGCCAACACAATTGAACCATCATGTCCTTGAATAACTTTTTGAGTTTCATTATAAGTGGAATCTTGCAATATTTTTGGTTCAAATTTTGGATATAATCCTAATGTGGTCGGTGTTTCTGGAACATACGTTGCATCCGTGGTTTCATATTCATAAACTGAGATTACATCATCTAATTCAATTGTTGCTGTTACTGTTACAAAACCTGTGTTGTCAAAATTATAATCTTTGCCATGCAACAAGATGCTGTTGTTAAGATAAACTAAAACTGATCTAGATGACAGAGTTGTTAAGTCAAAGTTTTGATTGAGCTGATAGTATGGATTTGCCGCATTTATAACTGTGTGTTCTGTTAAAATATAAGCACCGTGGGCAAACATGTCTGAAAAATAAAAAGCATTTGAACGTGTACTGTCTTTGTTGATTTCAAAAATTATTTTGTTAAAAACATCTTGTGTGTCTCCATCAATTCCTATTGTTTCAGCAGTTTGTAAAAACTTACGTTTAAATTTTCCATATTCATTTTGAGCATTTTTTATTGCTTCAATCACTTGACTAGATTTATTGTTAAGATAAAATAATGGTAATGCAATACTACCTGAGTGCTGAACAAATTTTGTTGCATATCTACTCTGTTCTCCAAGGTCTCTTAAGTTTCCAACTCCTGGATATGTGCCTTGCCATTCTGGATGATTTTCTGTGATAGTTTTGATATGATCCCCAACTTCTCCTAAACTGAAACTGGTGATGTTTTGATTCATCGGATTTGATTCTAAATTGCTTGGTATTTCATAATATCCTTGACTGTTTTTTTTGGCTGAACTGGTAGTTTTAAGAATTAGATTTTGATCTACATTTAAATCAGTGTTAAATTTAACTGCTTTGGATCCACTAACATCAATCAAAGTGTAATCAGTGTTAAGTCTTTTGCGTTTGTTGTCTACAATAACTGTGACATCAAGATCAGACAGTTCAGCACTGCTGTCGTACATATCAATTAAAAAATTATTTGTTTGTGACGCTGTTGCAACATATTGTCTTATAACTTTTTGTACAGAATCTGTTTTACCTTTTGTCCAACCGTTCACAACTGAAAAATTACTTTGATCTGAATATTGTCGTAAAAACCCTTTATCGCTGGTGATTGAATTTGTACTTGTGGTTTGGTAAGTGTAAGTTTCTTGTAAAAGATCAAAATCAAACACAATGTCTCCAACGTTTTCAACATTCTGATAAGACAATGGGAACCCTAATTCTGTATCATTTACCCCTTCTCCCCTTTGGTACGAAAATATTTTGTTGCCTAAAAAGTTTGATGATGGATACACATTAGTATTGGAAAAACTGTTGCCTAAATCATCAAACAATTCAAATAATGGTGACTGGTTAACAGATATTTTCTTTTGTCCTTCTATCCAAGATGTTCCGTTGTAATAAAAACTGTTTCCTGCATTCTTTGTTCCTTGAGTAACAAACAAAACATCATTGTTTGTTGGATCACCATCCAATTCTTTGATTAAAGAAATTTGTTTTGTTGTTTCATTACCGTCATAAAAATCTATAAATTTTACCTTGTATATTTTATTGTTGGCATCATCGCTGGTGTCTGCTGTGAACAAAACTCTCATTCCGTCAATAAGTTCTACACCATCTACAAAATGTCCTGTTGATCCTTCTATTAAACTGAATATATCTGTGGTTGTATTATCAATCAGATTGATATTGTCTTTGGACTTTGTTCCAAATTTAAATAATTTTAAACCGGCATTAAATTCAATTATGGGTCTTCTTGCTCTTGCATTTTGATCAACAGTGGACTCAAACCCATTAATTTTTGCACTGTTTTCGACCACTTCTTTGTGTACCCATCTATTGTATCTGCTCCATGGATTTCTGTCTGTTGATGATCTTGATATCACAACATAATCTTTTGTTACTGCAAAACTGGTTGCTGTTCCAAATCCCACTCGATCAAAATTTTGACTGTCGAATGGTACTGCGTATTCTGTGGTGTAGTCAGCAGTAATTTCTACTTCTGATGCTTTGATCAATTTGATTGCACTGCCTACGCCATCAACATAATATTCATCATCTTTGTAAGAGGCCGGAGTTACTTCTCCTCTAAAATTGATTTTCATTCCATTTGATAAACTATAACCATTGGCGAGCACATATTCTTTTTTGCCTATTATGTCTTTTGCAACATCTATCTCGCTGTTTTCATCGATATTATAAATTCTAAATTCTCCATATGTATTGATATCATTGGTTGATTGATAGTACAACACATCGGGTGCTGTGTCTGGCACTGTGAACGTTATCACACCGTTTTCTATTTTTTGTTGGTCAACACCTTCATTGTATAGATACTCGTCACCTTCATTAACTGAACTTCTAATTGTGAATGGCATTCCTTCCACATCAAGATTAAATTTGTAAGTTTGTCCTCTGAATAATTTTAATGCTGGATTTTGTGTGATTCCGTCTGGACTGAAAACATATGAATAATTAATCTGTGTTGTGTCTAATACAACTGTGTACGTTGAAACAATATCTCTTTGTTGTCCTGTTACTGTAACTGTCAATGGTCCATACGGTAACCAATAATATTCTCTAAAATTATAAAATTTGTCCCAGTCTATTTGAGGATTCCAAGCATAATACTCTTGTCCATTTAACTTGCTGTGATCTGCTGTGTTTCCACCATATGCTTTGATTGAATTAATGTAGTCAATATAATCTTTATAAAATACAGTGTTACCAAGACTGTCTTTGGCAGTTATAGCCGGTTCTAATTTATAATTCTGTCTATCATTTGAAACTTCTTGCAAATAAGGATCTGATGAGTTAAATGCTTTGGCATTTTGTCTACCGTAGTATGCACTTATTTTTTCAGTTTGTCCTTCAGATATAAGTTGGTCAATTGTGCTGTGTAGAAATTTTGTGTTTACAGGCGTTCTATAATACTTGGGTAAGAAATCTGCAGACTCTTTCTTGTTGTTGCCGATGGGTGAATTTTCTTTTTGATCTTTATTATATGCCATTTTTAGTAACTAGAGCCTCCAGAAGATCCAGAACCTCCGTTACTTGATGATGAACTGCTATTCACTATGGTTTGATCCGAGGTGTAAGATGTGACCACATTACCTGATGCTTTTAATTTGTTCGCCGTTACTGCATCTATCACTTGAACATCGTTTACTGTTGCTCCGCTGATGAATATTTCATTGCTTTCAGATTTTATTTCGTAAAGACTGCCAAAACCTTGATTGCCTGCATTTGGTACAATTACAAATGTACTTAAATCAGGAGCCAGTCTGTTCATCACATACGCACTCAATTCTGAAAAATAAAATGTATCACCAAATTCCCAATTTTCTAAAGCAAAAAATTGATTGATTGCTGAAATAATTCTCACTTTTAAATCGCTGTCGTTGGTCACTTGTTCTTTATTCTTAACAATTTTAAAAGTTGCTTGTAGTGTGCTGTCTGCTTTACTGCCAAACAATACTTTGTATGACACAGGATGGTAAACTAATTCATCAGAAATACTTTTTATTTTGTTTAACTCTGAGCCATAACTTTGAAATAAACTGTCAGCACTTGGTGTTTTAGGTTTTGATGAATTGACACCGTCTAGCCACAATCTAAAATCTCTATCAAAAGTTCTTGTCAACAAATAAATGTCAATTATGTTGCTGGTGCTAGGATCTATTCTAGAATCACTGTCTGCTGAATGCACGTAATGAAACTTCAAACTGCCTCTACCTGTTAAGGCAACGTAGTTGTTATTGTCCACTAATAGATTATTTTCTTTGTCTATGTTTTTAAAAGAATTAGAGTCCACCAAGTATAAAATTGTATTATCATTGTATGAACTGAAAGGTAAAACACTGTTTTTGTTTTGCACTGTGATAATTCCTTCTGATTCAGCATCGACATAATTAATTTCGTTGGTTCCATCATTAAAGTCTTTAATTTTTTGAAAAATAAATTTTGAAGTATCTACTATCAGTTCAAAACTTTCTGGATTGTCAATAAATCCATCTTGGTCACCGTCAAACAATGCAATTTCTAATTTTTTAGAATTAACATATCCGCTTGATTCTCTGTATTCTTTGATCCCTTCAAAACTCACATCATCATTTAAAGGATTATTTGTGTTAGGTTTGGTGTTGATGCTTAACACACTTATTCTGTCTTTTGTTGTTTTACCTGTGATTGGATTGTAATTTTGATTGCTTGAATCGTAAAAGAATCTAATTTCTTTATCTGATTCGAACACATATCTCATGCCTCTGTTTTCAATTGTGTAAGATTCACCGTTGTTTGTGAACAACAATAACCAACTGCTGTCCAGTCTTTGATTGCTGTCATCACCGCTTTTTCCAATATTAAAGTTTCCATACACATCAAGATTGGTTTCTTTTATTAATTTCCAACTTCTTGTGTCCACATCAAATCTTAATCCAAAAGTGTTGTAAGCAAAAATTTGATCTATGATATCATTCTTTAAACCCTCTGACAAAAATTTTGTAAATTTGGATTTAATTTTTGTTAATATTGCATTAGTAGGAATCACATCGCTGAACACAATAGGTCCAGAACCATCTGGTTGGGCTGTTTTACCATCACCGATCACACTAACAACTGACGTCCACTTGTATGTTGAACTACCTGGATGATCTGCATCACCCAGCATTAATGTTCCGTCTTTCATAAAATGATAGCCTGCAGGCGCTTCAAATTTACACAAAGCACCAGTTTCAATATATTTCAATTGACTGACTGTGGTTGGTCCTGCTGAATATTTTAAACCATCAGGATCCTGTAATATTCCAGTACTAATATTGTTGCCTTTTGTTGATTGAACAAAAGTGGCTTCTAGATCATTTACTAGAATGTTGGGAAAATTATTGATGTAGTAATTGAATAATCTGTTCTCACTTAAGATAGGTTCTATATTATTAATGATCACCCCTTCAATGTCTGTTCTTGTTGAGAAATTAAATGTTTGAAGATCATTGATATTTTCTCTGTAAATGGCTCCATCATTTCCGTACACATTTACATCACTGCTAACTCCTGTGGCATCTACAAAATCAAAATATTTAGAAATCCCTGTGCTCACTCTGTTGACGCTTTTTACTTTAACTATTTCTCTATTTTTTCCTAATGGTGCGACATTGTAATCTTCACCAGTGATCATTCTGTTTTGAGTGTAAAACTGTGTGGGTGCATTTACTTTAATATTGTTGTTGGTTTCAGATGTTGTACTGTTGTCCACAGTGTATTGTAGACTACAAACCAAACTGAGTGTTTCTGCTTTGCCTGATCCACTTAGGTATGGAATATCAATTTGTATGTTTGACATTTCTGTTGGATCTATTGTGAATTCTAAATTATCCGATGTTCTGTAGTATACTCTAAAATTTCCTTGTGGTAGATTACCAAACACACCATCTGAAAACTGTAAAGACACACGATCTTCAACTCTAGTTAAAACACTGTATACAGATTTAATATTTTTATTAAGTGAGTTGTAAATTATGTTGTTACCAACCAAAGAATCTAGTTTAGTCCATAAAGTATTTTCATTACCGTTTTCGTCTAAATTGTACAACCAAACATCTGTGTTGTTCACATTTTTTGCGTTTATTGCCACTGACTGATTAGGAGTTGGAAGATTAATATCAAATTCTCCTTGATCTAAAAATCCTTGTCTGAAATGTACAAAAAAACCTGTGTTGGCACTTGAAGCACCTTGCCCGTCATCTCTGTGTAACAAAGAAAATTTTCTGCCTGGTAAAGGATTTTGTTCATTGATTGCACCATCTCTCACTGCGGCACTGACAATTTCAAAATCAAAATTTCTTCCGTCCACAGATTTGCTAAAAGCATACACAGGAACTTCAGTGTTGTTTGACTCGACTTGATATTGTTTGGTCAAAATACTGTTCACTGTGTCTGATGCTACAGGTTTTCCAAATTTTCCATTTACTGGAAAAGCCGCATTCATCACTTTTATAAACTGCTCATACCAATCTGTATTTGTTGTATCGCTCCAACTTATTTCTGCATCTGCAAGATTTACATTGTTACTGTCAACAACTGTTTCAGTAGTAGATACTGCCACTACTTTCAATAAGCCGTTTGCACATTGATTACGTGTTGCATTGTAACTGAGTAAACGTGCTAATCTTAAAACAGACTCACGTCTTTCTGCTAATTCTAAAAAATTTTCTCTTGCGTTAAGATCAATTCTGTACGATAAATTTTGTCCTAAGAAAGCAATTAAATCTATCAGTGCCAAATACTCTGATGATTCAATATAGTCGTTAAAATCTTCAGGATAGTTTTCACGCAAATAGGTAATCATTACCCTTTTAAGATTGTCAAAATCGTAACTTTGAAATTCAGCATTACGGAAACTTTGATAGATACGTTTCCAATCTTCTGCCAGTACTAATCTATTTTGTCTATCTGTGGTTGACATAATTTTTTTATTTGTATTTATTGGCTATTGTTAAATACCCACTTAATTCAGTAACCCAGCATCTTCATCAAATTTTAATCTTAAATTCTCTGAAATGTTGTAGGTCAAATAGGTCAACTGGCACTCAACTTGAATTCCACTAAGGTATTGGCTAACAGTTACAGCATCTACTTGTACTCTGGGGTCATAGTTAATAATCTCGGTAACATTTTCAGCAACAAAATCCCTATTTGCTGTGGTCAATGGTTCATGCACCATATCCCATATAATGGTGCCGAAATCGGGATCTTCTAGTTTTTCACCTTTACGTATATGAAATAGATTGATAATATCCTGTTTGATCAAAGCAATATCAAACAGTTTAAAATTTGTATTATCAGGATTAACTGTGCTGATTCCTTTGTAAACTCTTTGTTTGGGCTGTACTGTGGCTCGCTGATTGGCTTGTACAGTGACTTGCTTGTATAATTTTTTTTCTTCTGTGGACATACCTATATTTAACCTTTAAAAATCACCAACCACTCTACCTTCTGGATCCACATACACATTAAGATAAAACGGATCTCTAGTATTGGTAGCACTGCTGGAAGGTATTTGTTCTATTGTTGTTCTGTCTGTTTTTGTTGTGGACACATTGTTAGGATTTAAATTTTCATGATGTCCCCAAGGTTCATGTTGAGGCACACGTTTCATTATGTTTCCATCACTTTCGCCAGGATTTGTATGTGTACTCAATGGAGTTGGTGGCGTTTCCACAGCAATGCCATTGTTTAAATTTATCACTCCTCCTGTGTCTAGATTTATATTTCCTGTGGCGTAATGATTTGTTGTGGCCACTGACATGGTTTGAGTATTATTAACTGTGATTGTTTGATTGGTTCCAACTGTGACTGTGTGACTGCCCAGTGTTTCTTCAGTGAGACTGCTTTTTGCTTTTAAATTGATACTTCTGCCTGCTTCTAGATTTATATCTCGATCTGCTTTAAAATTGAAATCTGTTTGAGTGTGCAAACTGATACTGTCTTGTGCAAATATATCAATCTTTCCGTTTGCAGTCATTTCTATCCATGTTGTTCCTTTAGCATTACCGATGTAAATTAAATCTTCTGAATTGTGCATCAATATTTGATGTCCTGTTCTTGTACGCAACCTAATCAACTCATTGAAAGGAATATTTGTTTTTCCACCTTCTTGTTTTTGCTCTTTATCAATATACTCGTATTCTGTATCTTTGGCTTCGCCTTTTCTAATAAACTTATCGTCACCGTCATCCATCACAAATGATGATCCACCCTTACGTTGAAAATGTTTTGCTTTGGTCGGTTTGAACACTTCATCAAAATCTTTATCAACAGGCCCAGGTGTTGTGATTCCAAACACAGATGATGGTGCTTCTCGTCTTGCACTTGACGTTGTTAACCCTCTTGTTTCATCTTCTAGTAATCCTTGATTTTTTAAAATATTTTTGAACGAGTTTTGAACAGGTTTAAGATAATGATTGGCTTCTTTTTTAGGACTGTTTGAATTGTATGCCTTGTTGTATTCTACTACAGGCAACTTTTTATTCATTTCTCCTGCTTCTGTAGAATTATGTAAAACTGTGGATGGTCTACCGTCAGGTAATTGTATATTCATTCCTTCTTGTTGAATGCAACCAAACCAATAAGCCTTTTCGATATTGCCTTCAACAAAAATAACCATCACTCTATTACCAACATCTGGTGGTACAAACCACATACCATAACTGCTTTGACTGTATCTGTAATCTTTGTCATTTTTAACTGCATCCACTGGTGTTACACCATAAAAAGGATTTAGATACTTTGCTCTAATAATTTGTCCTGTTGTAGAAGTTTGTCCGCTTTCTACAGTTTTCAAAAGTTCAACTTTTAAAGCACCTTGAAACTTTGGATCCATTACTGCTCTCACTATGGCTTCATAAGGTCCTGGATTTCTTCTTGGATCTATCTGTTGTGTGGTTCTACTAATTGTTGGCATGTTTGTTCCTTTTAAGCACTTACTCCTGGTCCTGTTAAATCATCTTCAATTCCAAATGCATCATTAGGATCTTGGGGATTAACTTCCATTGCACTTTTATTTTCCACTGCTGGAGCATCTGTGTTTCCTGTTTTCACACGGATCATTTCTATTTCTTGTATAAATTTATTCCCTGCATAAGAACTTCTAACTTTAATTGGATAATAAAACCCACTGAATTCTCCCAGTGTTTGAAGTTCAGTTTCAGATGTTTTTGCTTTGTCTTCTTTTACGTCTGTGAAAGCCATAGATCCGTCACCATCAATATCAATTGGCGTTCTAAAATTTACTTTGGTCAAAACAACTCCAGAAAGGAAGTTGGCATTGGCATCTCCATCCATAAACAATTCTGGTTGATCACTCAAGGAGTAGTAACCTTTTGACACGTAATTGCCTAAGCCTGATTGAGGAACATAATAAGGATCTCCTACGATGTTTAGAGTTAGTTTTACCAAGTCAACATCACTGTTTAGTATTGCTTCGTTAAATTGTCGTGCAAATCTTAATTCTAAAGTTTCTGCATTTCCTCCGTCTCTGCCTCTTGGATCACCAAATCCTATTGCAGGATTAATTGGTGTAAACGAGTTATTTGCTGTACTCATACTTGCATTTTTTTTGTCTCGTTTCACACTGCTATCAGCACTATCTTTGTTATTAGGTGAATTGTTACCAAGATCATTTTGCAATGCTGTAAAAAATGCACTGTTGAATTCCACATTAAAATCAATTACATCCTTGTTTTGTCCTGTGTAAATTATATCATACTGTTTCCTAACCAGATAATCCAGACTGGGAATTCTACTCACTTCATCTGGAGCCATGAATTTATCATCAGGCACTGCGTAAGGCACTATTCTAAACATGATCACTTCTGGATTCATATTGTACTGTTTTTTGATTGCATCATCATTAAACACATATCTTCCAGGAATAATAGTAAACCAATTTATAAGTCCAGTGTCGGACTCTTTTTTTCTTTTCAGTATGCTTTGCCCGTATTCACTACATAAAATTAAATCTTCTATAATTTTTACAATTGATGTTCCTTTTTTAAATGCGATATGTTTGTTATGAAAGTCTATTTTTGCCGACCCTCTAGTATAAGACTTTGTTTTTTTGTCATAATAAGTTAACTTATCTGTGTTGTCATCTGCAAATCCTTTACCAGCATCACTGCTGTTGTTTAAGTAATCTGTAATCATGCGAGACTTTCCAATTACATTAGGATTGTATGCTTCTCCACTAAAACCTTCTTTTGTGCTGTAAGTTAAATTTTTATACAAACTACCAAACGTTTTTGAAACATTAAACCCATATCCTGTAGGATTTAAATCTCCTGTATCAATTTGTACAATTTTGTTGGATTGTTCTGCCCCTCTTTTTATTGCTTCTGAAACATTTTGCTCTTTGTTAGGAAATAAAAAAATATAATCCCTAATTGAGACAGGCTTGGCTTTCTTTCCTATTAATTTTGCAAAAAAACCGGGTTCATTATCTAAATTTTTTTCATTTAAATATTTGGCTAAACTTTGTTCTCCGGAAAATATCATTTCTTCCAATGTTTCGCCTTTGAGTTCGACATCTGTTGGGATAGTTTGATATTGATCAGAAAACGCAATATCGTTGTATATCACCGCTTGTACACTGTAATTAGATATTCCGTTGCTGTTGCTGAAATCAACTTTCATTAACTGTATAGGTAAAACTTTTCTCAATTGACCACGTTCTAACGTGGACAGTTCTTTGTCAACTGCTCCTTTTGTTTCTATGATCAGTGCCATTGGATGTGTTAGGTAATTTGCATCTGGTGTTCCAGCCGCTTGAGCAACTTGCAATTGAAGGTTTGTTAAAAATAATCCCAGACTGAATGGCTCTGCTACATTAAAATTTAATGTTGTACCTTTGGTATGTCCTGTTGTTGGATTTGAATGCACAATTGCATCTATTTCAAGATTTTCAATATAAAATTCTAATCTACTGCCTTTGTTTAATTGAGTTTCTCTTGACGATCCTCCAGCACTTTTTGCCGCCACATACTTTGGTGGTTGAACCATAATCGTTTCATCTGGGAAGTTTACTTCGTCTAAAGTTAAAGCACACAGAGTAAACACATGATTGGCTGAAGCAAATTTGTGCATTGGATTTTCAATACGAGGCAATGGTTGTGGTTTTACATTCTCACTGTTTGCAAATCCGTCATCTGCAGTTAGAGAACCTCCGTCAACTCTATCAACTATGTTATCAACAAAACCTTCGTTAGCATCTGATAAGACTGAAATTTTTTTTGCGGCAATTTTTTTTGCGGCGTTCTTTGGACCAGAAAATCTGTTGCTTTCAATACTTCCGGCAAATGTTTTTTTGAATTTTTTAGTTTGGGCTTCCGCTTCTTGTCTTGCTCTCAATCCTTTATCATAGACACCCATGTTATATTCCTAGATAATCAAATAATGCTTTTTTTTCTGTGACATAAATTTCTGTACCTGCTGTAAAATCGAACACAGGATCTTTAATTGTATCAAAATTTCTTTGTGCAAATACCCACCACAGTTTAGGAGTTCCGTACAACACATGACTGGCAATATCTGGTCTTTGATGAAATTGAGCTTCTATGGTGTAAGGTAAATCGTATTGCGTTATGGGTACTGGTCTAGGCTGTAAAATATCTAGATAGTCCTCGTTTACTATTGGTGTAATAGCATAAGGCGATGTTTTGCTGTAATTTGACATTAGATAAATCCATCTCCAGATTTCATATATCCGCCTTTAATAAATTTATTAAGACTAAACGTGCTTTGAGTAGTTCTGCTGTATTGTGGAGTGACATTTACTGTAACAATACTGGTGCTCGGTGCCCAACCTGTTGGTCCAGTAGATATGTCTTGTTGTGGTCCATTTGCTTGAAGTGTGCCTTCGCCTAAACTTGTTGAAATATAATCTACATCTTTGGGCATGTCAAATTGGAAACTGTTTATGATGACTGGAACGTTGTTAAAAACAAAATCTCCATAACCATTCAATCTAACAACTGGTGGTGGTTGACCTGCATCTGCATCAATTCCATAATTCATTTTAGTGATACTTCTCAAATAGTGAATACATGCAACCCAATATCTGGCTTCGGCGGCATTTTGCACAAAGAAATCTCCTGTGATGGTCATTTGATCCACTTGACTGTTTTGATATGAGTAGTAAGGATAGTTTGTGTGCACCGGTTGAATGGACTGATAGTTTGCTGATTGCGAAACCAACACAGTTGGAGTATAAGGAAAAACAAAGCCTGAAGTTTTCATCAATGGTGCTAACAAGTCAGAATCTGTTTCTGTCACATCTTTCATGGTGTTTGGCATGCTTAATCTTATGCGCCAGTCTTTTTCGCTGTCTTGAACAACCACATCTGCTTTCTTTATACTTTTTAAATCATAAAATTTGTTAGAGTAAGTAGAAAGCACTGAATTCCTTAGGTTTGTGAATTTGTTTGTTAATGAGCCCACTCCGTCCTTAACGGTGTTGACAATATCTGGCAGTTTTGCCGCTATTGTACTTTTTCCTTCATTAATCAGACCTTGGGCTTTGCCTGTGAGATTATCGGTAACTTTTTTAAAACTTTCGTTGCTCATAATATTGATACATTTATTTATTGACAAAATTAACTGCGTAGTTTATATTGTATAAATATATGGCATTGAAAAAAGTAAATTACCTCAATAATAGAGATCTACTGGCAGAGATACACAAATCCAAGTCCAGTTTTTGCAGTTTTGTTGATGATGCGTATCATCAATACGACGTAATATTAACCGATATAGATAGAATAAATCTACGCACAATAGCAGAAGCCAAGCGAGCAAGAGCCAAGAGATTGTCTCAGAAAGCATATGAAACTGCCAAAAAGACCAATCCAAAGATACGTTTGAGTCAGTGTGAAGTCAAATACACCAGTGTGCCCAAAGAAGATTTAGTTTTCAGAATATACACCTATGAGCATGTTCCAGACGAGCCTGGCAGAAAAAAGAATCCAAAAACAGTGGCAGATGGCAAAGTCAAAGTGAACTTTACCCCTTTTCAACATTGGAAGTTCGACGAAAAGGACAATTTAATTTGTGTGGGTAAAAGTCACTGGGAAGGTGGAATGGAGAACGGATACTTTAACAAGGAAAAAGGCAAAGCCACCAATGAACTGGCAAAAATGTGGATGAAACTGTGTGAACGTTATGGCACCAGAGGTAACGTGAGAGGTTACACCTACAACGACGAAATGCAAGGACAAGCCATACTTCAATTGGCACAGATTGGTTTACAGTTTGATGAATCCAAATCAAACAATCCGTTTGCTTACTACACAGCGGCAGTGACCAATTCATTTGTGAGAATTATCAATATCGAAAAAAGAAATCAAAACATTAGAGATGATATATTAGAACTCAACAACATGATGCCGAGTCTTACACGTCAAGCACAAACAATAAACAGTAAAACTCCTGCACCAAGTAAAACCAAAAAAAGTAAATCCAAAAAGTAGTCTTGACAATTTAAGTTTTAGACTTTAAACTAAAGAGATAGGAGATAGATTTGTTTAAAAAATTAGCGGTTTTTACTGACATACACTTCGGACTAAAATCCAATAGTAAATTACACAACGATGATTGTGAAGAATTTGTAGACTGGTACATAGAACAAGCCAAAAAGGAAGGCTGTGAGATAGGAATGTTTTGTGGCGATTGGCATCACAACAGAAACAGTGTGAACATAACCACAATGGATGCTTCAATCAGATGTTTAGAAAAATTAGGAAAAGCATTTGATAAATTTTATTTCTTTCCAGGCAATCATGATTTGTATTACAAGGACAGTAGAGATATTCAATCAGTAGAATTTGGCAGATTTATTCCAGGCATCACCATGGTGACTGAAATCACAGAAATAGAAGGTGTTGTAATGGTGCCTTGGTTAGTGGGTGATGAATGGCGTAAAATTGGCAAAATGAAATGCAAATACATGTTTGGTCATTTTGAATTGCCCAACTTTTTTATGAATGCAATGGTGGAAATGCCTGACACAGGTGAATTACAAGGTTCCGACTTTAAAGCACAAGAATATGTTTTCTCAGGACATTTTCATAAAAGACAGGTAAAAAATAATATTCACTATCTGGGTAATGCATTTCCTCACAACTATGCAGATGTAGATGACGATGAACGTGGCATGATGATATTAGAATGGGACAAAGAACCAAGATATTTAAACTGGCATAACTGTCCCAAGTATAGAAATACAAAATTAAGTGTGTTGTTAGACAAAACAAAAGAAATTATGAAACCCAAGATGCATCTTAGAGTGACCTTGGACATAGACATATCGTATGAAGAAGCCAGTTTTATAAAAGAAACTTTTATGAAAGATTATGATTGTAGAGAAATTACACTGATTCCAAGCAAAAAAGATGAAGAAATAAACAGCGATTTAGATTTAACAACATTTGACAGTGTAGATGAAATTGTTGCAAAAGAATTAGATTCCATAGAGTCTGAAAACTACGACAAAAAGATATTAATGGACATATATGGAGATTTAGGTTGAGATTAAAAGAACTCACAGTAAAGAACTTTATGAGTGTGGGTAATCAGACACAGGGTTTAAATTTTGATCAAAAACATTTGACTCTTGTGCTTGGTGAAAACATGGATCAAGGTGGAAATGATGCAGGTTCTCGTAATGGAACAGGTAAAACCACAATGGTGAATGCACTGTCTTACGCACTGTATGGAGAAGCATTGACCAAGATCAGACGTGACAACCTTGTGAACAAAACCAACGGCAAAAACATGTTGGTCACATTGACGTTTGAACAAAATGGCACAGACTACAGAATAGAACGTGGAAGAAAACCAGGAGTGATGAAATGGTTTGTTGACGACCAAGAACAAGAACTGGCTGACATCAGTCAAGGTGATTCAAGAAAAACACAAGAAGAATTAAACAAAATGATTGGTATGACTCCGCAGATGTTCAAACACATTGTGGCACTAAACACCTACACACAACCTTTTCTCAGTTTGCATCACACTGAACAGCAACAGATCATCGAACAACTGTTAGGAATCACACTGTTGTCGGAAAAAGCAGATATTCTTAAACAAAAAGTTAAGAAGTCCAAAGAGGACATTGCACTTGAAAACGCAAGAATAGAAGGTGTAAAAATAGCCAACGAAAAAGTGCAAGAAACAATACAGTCTTTACACAGCAAGTCAAGTGCGTGGGATTCACAAAAGAACGAGGACATACGCAAACTTGAACGCACAATCACAGAATTAGTAGATGTCGACATTGAATCTGAATTAGAAGCACATAAAAAATTAGAGTCTTGGACAAAAGTTAATGATGCAATCAATCAACTGTTGAAAGATAAGAGTAATTACGAAGCATCTATCATACAAGCAGACAAACAGGTTAAAAAATTAGGCAATGATCTAGACAGTTTACATGATGATGCCAAGTGCTACGCTTGTGAACAGGATTTACCACACGATAAAGTGGAAAAAATGCAAAGAGATCTTGAGGAACAATTTGGAGATGCAAACAGTTACGTGATGGATCTAGCAGAAAAAATCAGTTTTGTAGAAAAAGAATTGAAAGAATTAGGAGAGCCCGATCACAAACCTAATACTTTTTACGACACAATACAACAGGCATATGAACACAAACAACACTTGACCACACTGCAAACTGCTGTAAAAAATAAAAAAGAGGAAAGCAATCCATATCAAGATCAGATTGTGGACTTGGAGAATCAGGCAGTACAAGAAGTTGATTGGTCTATTATAAATGATATGCAAAAATACAAAGACCATCAAGAATTTTTATTAAAACTATTAACAAACAAAGACTCTTTCATAAGAAAAAAAATTATCGATCAAAATTTATTATTTTTGAACAACAGACTAACAAATTACTTGGATCAGTTGGGCTTGCCTCATCTTGTTACATTTAAGAATGATCTCAGTGTTGAAATCACACAACTAGGTCAAGAACTAGATTTTGACAACTTGAGCAGAGGTGAAAGAAACAGATTGATATTGGGATTAAGTTTTGCATTTAGAGATGTGTGGGAAAGTTTGTATCAAAACATAAACTTGTTGTTCATTGATGAGTTGATAGATAGCGGTATGGACACAGCAGGTGTTGAAAGCAGTTTGGCTATCCTGAAGAAAATGAGCAGAGAAAGAGGCAAAAACATATTCCTAATCAGTCACAGAGACGAATTGATGGGCAGAGTGAACAGAGTGTTGAGAGTTATCAAGGAGAACGGATTTACATCATATGCAAACGATGTGGACGTTATGGATTCAAATGGATGACACACACGACAAACTGTACAAAGCCTACATGGAATATCACAAAGCAAATGAACAATTTGAAAAAAGAAAATCCTACAGAACCAAAATCACAGCAAGAAAATTTCTCAGTCTGATCAGAAGACTCGCAATCAAACGCAGAGCAGAGATCATGGCGGACTTCAACGAAGCAAAAAATAAGAGATCGTGAAGTCCGTAGGCGGAGCCTCGCCCAAATTTTTTTAGAGCGAAGCGATGCTACGCAAAATTTTTTTTT